CCTATTTTATACCTATTTTTTATTTATATCACCGTTAAATATATCCTTTAAGCTATCATAAATATAACTTGATTGTTTACCCCAAAAGAATTCACATTCATCTTCAATATACGGAGGGTCTACAAAGTAACTTTGATATTCACATGGTGTCGCTGTGTAACGATAGCACTCATTTTTTAAAGGGCAATCTTCACCCTTGCACATTGATATGTCTGGCATCTTAAAAATAATTAAATATCCCTATAATTTTTGTTATTAAATAATAAAGCATTAATCCAATAAATGAAACGTATAAAACAAACTCAATTACCTTTTCCATATAATCTTTCTTGAATTAATAAGTCGTGAATGTCTTGTAAGTATTCTTTATGTTGTTTTTTATCCCCGTATTCTATATGACATTCTCGGCACAAAGCTTGTAAGTTATCGATATGGTCTGCAAGTTTAGACCCACCCATTCCACGTGCTTCAATATGGTGAATGTCTACCGATTGTTTACCACACACCTCGCAAGGTATGAAGCTAGTTATATCGTAACCAAAGAATGACAAATAAAGTTTAACGTGCTTTTTCATTTGACTTTCATTATCGCGCTGTATTCGTCACACAAGTTTTGTAGCTTTTCATTCATTTCTATAAAAGCGTTGTTTGTCGTTTCGATTGATATCTTAATGAAGTTTTCTTCTTGAGCATCTTTTACGGATTCGCTATCAAATACCGGTACGTTTAAACCCCATTCTTTTAATTCGTGTTCATCCCATTCGTTTGCTAAGGTGTCCCAATCCCATTCACCAGTGTTTGCGTTTAGTCTTATATTTAATTCCCTTTCGTCGTCGTCGTTTAAATCGACAATCACGCATTCAATTTCTTTATATCCTAGCTTTGTTAATTCACGTACTCTAAAATGACCGCCTACGATGTAACCACTTTGCTTATTAAATATAATAGGCTCGACAACGCCAAACTTTTCTAAAGAAGCCTTTAAATGCTTTTCTTGATTCTTTGTACTTTGTCTAGGATTGTAAGGCGCGGGGATTAAATCGCTTAATTTTTTTATTTGTATTATCATAACCTATCAAGCAAATTATCAATTTTATTTATAACCTTTATTTTCATTGGTATTGAATTACCTAACAAATCAATGTCATCTAGTTGCGCAAGTATCTCAAGCATAACCATTATCTTATCTAAATTCTGATTCGTTTCTTTTTCAATATCGATTTTATTAGGCATTATTTCTTTTTTGATTCTTTTATTATAATAGCTTCCCAAGCTTTTTGAGCTTTCTCTTTAGTATCGTAAATACAAGCACCTTGTCCGATACGATATTTTCCGTTTAAACATTGAGTTACTGGCATTACTTTCTTGATTTACGACCTCGCCTTTTTGGCACTTGCTTATTCACATCTTCAGGTTTAAAGTCATTCACAAACGTAGCTTCGACATTGGTAGTACTTTGTATTGATTCTGCAAAGGCTTCGATAGGTTCGATGTAAGTATCGTAATTAACGCTAAGATATATCCTTTGTATCATTTCCGCAACACATGACATACACCACTTATTAACAAAGAATTTATCGTCAACTTCTTGCTTGTAAATTGCTTCAAGTTCTAAGATAGTTACTTGATTTAAGTTCTTGATAAACCCGGCATCGCGTAATGAAACCCAGTGTTCTTTATATTTATCAAGTGTTTTTTTAGTTAGATAGTTCATATAAATTTTTTAAATAATACAGATACAATACTAGCAGCAAAAGCAATCATTAAAGCTACAAGCATTATATAGTTAAAATATAAAGCTGATAACAAAGCAACCCAGAACGATAAGCAATAACCACAATCAAAAGGTTTTAAGCGTAAAGGTGTCTTTATAAAGTCATACCCTTTTAACTTGTTACCGATATTGAATTCATCATATAAAAAACGTGAAAACATTTGTGGTATCATTGAGATTTCGGCGAAGCTAAAGCCTAGACAAGCACTACCGACAATAAGAAATAATTCATTCATAATCTTTTACATTTAATTTAACATTATTTATAGCGTTCTTAACTCCGTTTGCAATAGTACGAATAGGAATGCCAGTCTTTAAACTCACATTCTTATAAGTACCTAATTGTAAATATAACTTTAAGACTTCACATTCAAAGAAGCGTAGTTCTGATATGCTCTTTTCGACTGCTTGAATCCTAGCTTCTATCTTATCATAAGCGTTATCGTCTTGTAATTCAAACAAATGATTAGCGAATAGTATATGGTCACTGTTTTCGATTAACTCATCGTCTATAATATTGTCGCTTATCCTTTGATTCTTAAAGTTCTGATAATAAAACTTTGAATTTTTAGAACGAAATTGATTTAATCCTATACGAACAATAAAGAATTTTAAACATTTTCTTTCGTGCATATCAATTATTTTTTCTTGATTGTACTCGCATATAGTCAAAAATACATCTTGACGAAGTTCTTCCCACCATTCACCAGCGATGTTCTTAAAGAATGTTATTATATCTTTTTGAGTATAATAATTACTTATAACCCTATTATAATTCATTGTGCATATAATTATCTATTATTGCTATTGAGTTCGTTACACCTACTCCAAATGAAGCGTAAGCACCCTCTCTATTTAGGTAGTCAAGATAATTCTTTTGTTTAGTTAAATGTTCATTAGTTTTCAACATACCATTTAGCTTAAAAGGTGATTCTACCTTTAGCTCTAAAACTAGCATTGAGTACTTACCGTTATTGTGAAAAATAAATAAATCGGGTGTCCCTTGTCCTGCTTGACCTAGCTTCTTTGCTTTACGTGCTAAGTAAATCGGAAGCCTTGCACCTGAAAGATAATTTGCCATAAATCGGACTTGTGGGTATTGCATCTTTAAATAATTTATTACGCTTAACTGAATTAATTCTACTTTGTTTTGCATTTATTTCTTTTTAAATTGTTCAAGACAATCATTAAATGAATATAATCCTTCTTTACCTTCAAAATAAGCTACTTCTAAATCTTTCTCACTATACATTCTTTCACCTTGATATTTAGCACCTGCAATAAAATGGTCATCAATATCTAAAAATGAACTATCAAAATTAAATCTTGCATATCTTTCAGCAGCTTCTTTAAGTGTTTCTTGCGTGAGCCCATTAAGCCTATTATGAGCCATTTGTTCTTCTTTGTTTTTCATAACTATTTGTTTAACAATTCATTCCAATTATTATTCATTTCTTCTTCAAAATCTCTTTCAAATAATTCTGTATCTACCATATTACGTTCCATAGTTCCCATTGCTTTACGATGCGCATTAATTAGCTTTTCAAACTTATGCTGTAACTTTCCTGCATCTTCATTATTCAATACTGATAATTCATGTACTGCAACTTCTAAATTCTTAATCGACATTTTAGAATGCAAGTAAGATAATATTAATGAGTTTTCGAGTGGTGTCATATATTTGAATTTAATTTAATCACTTCCTTTTCTAAATCGTTTACATATAAAAGCAAAGTTCCTATTTGCATTCGCATTGTTTCTAATTCAATCGCTGCGAGTTCGTACTTTGCAAACATCTTGCTATATTCATTCATTGCCTGCTCGACATAAATCTGAGCTTCGTTAATCTCGTTATCAAAACCTTTTAAATCAGTTAAGGCTCGATTAATAATTTGCAAGTCTAAAGCTACTTTTAAAAGGCTTAGTCTTTCGTCATCGAAGAACTTGTAAGCGTTTAGCTTGTTTTGTAAGTCGTTTATTAATTCTTTGTAGTTCATAATTGTTTTAGTTCTTTTTTAACTTCTTGCAATTCTTTATTTAATAACTCAATTATTTTTTCTTGAGTATCAATAGTATTTGCCATTATTTTTATTTGCAATTCGTATATTTCTATTTGTGTCATGTCGTTTATCTTAAAAATCAAAGTCTTTACCAAATGTACTATTTAAAACGGATATATTGCCCGGTTCTTTATTTAATTTTTCTTTAGCTTCGTATTCAAGACCAAAGTAAATCACGCCATCGATTTCTTCATAAAACCGATTTTTCTTCCAATCCCAAAATAGTTTACACATTCCTAGCTTTGCCGAACCTTTTGGCTTTGCCTTTGCAATTATTACGTGTGTTTCATTTTCTTTATAAGGTTGCCCATCTTTATCATTAAACCCAAATGGAGGTCGCCACAAGATTATAAAAGCCATTGCCTTACGAAAGAACGATTGCCCCCCAGCGGATTGTCTAGGATGTGGGGGTGGATAATAAGTCACACCGTTTTCCGTGATAGGTTGCTGGTCTTGTGGATGCATACAAATAAAGATATGCTTTTCTTCTTTCTTTGCGTAGCGTCTAAGCTTCCCGACTGCATCTTCGATATATAAGTCTTGACGGCTACCAAACTCTGCCATATTATGTTTAATTTCGTTGTAAGGGTCAAACAAAATATTGTCAATCTTGATACGATTTTCAGCTTCTAAGATTTTAACTTGACCTATTATATCGTCAAAGCTAAAGGAATTTTCGTCGTTATCTACGATATAAAACTTATCACTTAAAAAAGCAATTGCGTTGTAGATTTCTGATTCGCTACAAGCATTCACGTCACTTGCAAAGAATGGTTTTCTAACGTATTTAGATATAAGCTCTTTTGCTAAGTCTTTATAATCTCCTGTTTCTGGACTAAATATTACGTGCTTTTCGTTGTGCTTAATTGAAAGGTTTAAAAGTATTTCGAGATTAAATTCTGTTTTACCTGAGTGTGGTGAAGCTAGTATAAAAGTCATTGACCCTTTTTTCTTTGTGTAAAGAGCGTCTAAAGATTTAAATCCTACGTACTGCCCTCGTTGTATTCCCGACTTGTGAAAGTCTAGAATTTCGTTTTCAAATTGAATTAAGTTTTTTATCATTGTCGTTTGTCGTTTGTCAAATGTAACTAATTAACCGGTATATTAAAACTTAAAGTATTATTTGTATTTATTTTATTTTCATCACGAAACCACACGCCCCTCATTTTTTGTTTCCAATTTAAAACCTTCTTACCATTACTGTCGACCCACCCAGATTCATTGTAATATTTATAAGCGTTCTTTGCTGCATCAGCCTTAAATCCATTCTCAAGAAAGTACTTAATCACTTCATCAATATCTGGCATATATATATTTACTTTACTTTTCTTTACTTTAGGAGTGTTACACGCGCGTTCTGAATACGTTACATTTTCTGTAAGTACTTGTTTTTCACGCCATTGTGAAATTCTTTTAGCGTTTTTTTCTTTTTTTATCTGGTACTTTTCACTAAAGTTTAGCAATTGTTTGTTGAAAGTTTCACCATTGTTTGATGAAATCAAGTCTATTTCTTCCATAAAATCCCAGCACTTTTCAAGTCTTTTACCTACTTTACATTGGTGTTTTAGCACGTTTGTTTTGATAGGCTTTTCTTGACGTGCCATTTTTTCAATCAAAGTATAGAACAAACCAAGACCTTCATATCCAAAGTTTATAAATAGTTCGGAGATTTTTTCATCTTCAAAACTTGCGGTATCGTGTAGGAAGTATTTCATTTTAATAGTCGATTTTTTGAATTACAAATCTACTTAATTTTACTTGAGGTTTTCTTGTTGCGTTTAGCGTTTCTTTATTCAAGCTATAAAGATAAAACTTGACCGCTCCTTTAGTTTTGCTTAATATATCCGCGTAATAACTTACCGAGAAATCATTTGATAAGTTAGCTTTTATAAAGTCTTTGTCATCTTCAGATAAGATACCTTTTGAAATAGGTCTGTCGCGCGTTACGGTGCGCTGTACGCCGTTAATAATATCGAGCATGAAGTCATGCCTATATTTCATTCTTTTATCGGTACGAAGGCTGTAAAAGACTTTGTCAATTTGATAAATTATAGAGCTGTGATTTTGTAGTTTAAATTCTTTTGCGATTTGCACCATTGTCATTTTGTAATTGTTGTACAAAAAGTATGAAACAAGTTGCCTTGCTTTTGTAACTTCGCCAATACGTCTGTTAGTTGTCGTTAATAATTGATAAATATCGTTTGAACTAAGCTTCTTAGATTCGTAAAGTTCGGAAGCGTAATAGCATAATTTTAAAGTGTCTTGATTCATGTCGGTTGTATAAAAAAGGGAGGTTTTACGCTCCCTTATTTGGTTTAAAATGCGTCCTCTGTGTTTACAGGCTTTAACTTTTTAGTTTTGCCTTGTTCATCATTTGCAAGTTCT